AAGCCCTACAGGCACGTTCTTAAGTTTATGAAAGAGCTTGGGTGGGAGTTGAGAGGGCCAGTAGGTGGTGCGTGTTACATCGCACGGAAGGACAGGTACGTTGATGGCATCATCTCGGTCATGGACTTAACTAAACACGAACTCCAAGAAGAGGTGGCATAATGGGTGGTGGTGGCAAGAGTGGCGGGAGCCAACAGGAACAGAAAGACGATGGGCCATTCAGGTTCAGTGCCAAAGAAGGCTCAGAAGAAGAAGCCCGGGCAGCATTTGCAAAGAGGAGAGAGGAACTACAATCATTCGGAGGTGGTGTAGGGCTGGCAGAAATGCTCAGAGGGTACAGGGCTGGTCAGGTTGTAAGTGGGCCGGGCAAAACAACTCAGGGCTTTGAGAACGCTATTTATGCAGGAATAGATATGGCAACAGGTGCAGCATCGGGGGCACAAAGGAAAATAGATAAATATATGTCTTTAGACCTTGATGTCGGGTCGGCAGCTAATCAGTTAAGTTCAGGCAACTTTTACTAACATAAAGCGAGGAGAATATTATGGGCGGTGGCAAATCACCAAATATTGATGATCCCCCAGAACTAGATCCAACACCAACATATGAGGAACAGGGGGAACCAGTCTCTAAGGCTATCCGGGAAAAAGGGACAAAGCAGCTCAGAGCGAGAAGGGGCCACGCAGGGACACTGCTTGGCGATCCCCTCGGAGTTGGAGGAGTAGAGAAGCTGGGACGATCATTTTATACCTAGAGGGATGAGCTATGAGCGATCACAAACATCACGAAGGTTCCAAGTTAGAAGAGATTCAAAAGCTTGTTGTCTGGCTTGAGGCTGAGAGACAGAGCACCGAGGATGAGGACTTCAAGAAGATATCGGAGAGGCTCGTACCTCATCGTGGGTTTTGGCCCACCGATGGAGAGGACAAGAAGACTATCCTTGAAAGAGGAAAGAAGAACATTAACCCTGCCGCAACGATGGCTCTGGACAGAACAACTGCTGGCCTGACCACAGGCATGACACCAGAGGGACAGCCTTGGTTCTCCATTGTGCCCCGGGAAGAGGGTGTGATAGAAGAGGACGGTGTCAGGGTTCACATAAACATCCGAGAGCACATCATTAACACGATATTAAGAGAGGGCAAGTTCTATCAGGCGATTCATGTCGGAAACTTGGAGCTGTTCTCTTTTGGTGGCCTGATGCTGTTTGGTGATCCATCAGTTAAGACGATATCGAGGTTTGAGGAATGTACGGCAGGGACATATGCCATCGCCTCAGATGCAGACGGTGAGCTTGACACTGTTGTCAGGCGTGTGCGTAGAACGGCTATGCAACTCAAAAAGAAGTACGGCTATAACAAACTATGCAGGGGTACGCAGGAGCAACTCGACAATGGTGATCCATACGGATTTATAGACGTAGTCCATGTTGTAAGACCTCGTGAAGACAGGGACGATACCAAGATCGACAACCTGAACATGCCGTATGAGTCTTTCATGTATGAAGATCAGGTTGACAAAAAGGATGGTGACTATCTGGTAAAGGGTTTCCTTGAGGAGAGCGGTTATCACGAGATGCCATACTTTTACGCACCTTATTCGTTGTGTGGTGCATCAGAGTACGGCCTTGGCTTGGGTCATCTCCTCGTAAAACAGTCTGGACTTCTTAATGAAACAGAGAGGCTCAAAGTAGTCGCACTGAACAAGCTGATTAATCCTCCGATCAAGAAGCCTTCTTCAGTCAAGAACAGAGCGAACGTAGGAGCTGGTCAGGAGACAAAGGTCAGCCCAACTGATAACCAAGGCCTTGCTCCGCTTTATGAAATACCCTATCAGGTCTACCAGTCTGCACTTCAGGAGATCGGTGACGTAATGGCGAGGATTAATGCTATTGCTAAAGCTGATCTGTTTATGGATCTTCCTCTGGAGATGAGGCCGAGAGACATGACGGCGACTGAGTATATGGCAAGAAAAAGGGAGAGGCTGCAACAGGTTGCTCCGTTTATATCTTTGTACGAGCCAAGGGTTTTGGACAAGATAATCCAGATGGTTCACAACAGGGCCGACAGGGCAGGGATGTTTCCACCTCTTCCGGCAGCACTGGAACAGAGCGGTGTGCTGGATATCGTTTACATCTCAAGCGTTGCTAAGTCGTTGCGTCAGGCTGGTGCTGAATCCACAAGGGTGTTCCTTGCCGATGTTGCAATGGTGTCTGAGCTTCAGACCGCAAACCAAATGAAGGCGACTTCACTGCGGAAGGTAGACTTTGCACAGGCCATTGACGAGCTACACAAGGGATCTGGTGCTCCAGCGGCTATCCTTGTTGATGACAGCGTGTATGAGAAAACGCTGAAACAGGAAGCACAGAAAGAAAAACAGCTTCAAGAGCAAGAGGTGGGAAGACAGCAAGCAGAAACGGCTGCGAAGGTAGGATCGGTTTCAACACAGGGCACGGTCGCTGGTGACGCACAGGCACAGGAGGCCTTGTGAACGACACAGACAGTGAATTCTTAAGAGAGTGCTTCCCGGAGGAAGAACAAAAGGAAGAACAATACTCTGATGAGTACGAAGCTTATTTAACCAACTTGAGAGTCGTGGCAAATACTCAGGCTGGTCTTAGTGTTATCTGTTACTGGTTGGCAGAGCTGGGCACATTCGAACCGTCATGGACAGAGAAGAATGCCAAGCTTGCCAGACAGTCAGTGTTAAAGGATGTCGGCAATGACATTCTGGACGATCTGGCAGTAGCATCATCAACGATACACGATGCTGTCCAGAGAGAGATGAGAACAAGAAGGAAGAGAGCAGGGAGTTTATATAAACTTAAACCAATAAAGGAGACCTAAGATGGACAACAATTTGAACGCTCAAGACAATTCCTCGCAGTCGAATGACGCAGGGGACGCTGGAGCTGGTAGTGATGCCAATGCAGGGAATTTACAATCTTCACATCAGGACGGATCTGGAGACGCTGGTGGTGACGCTGGAGCTGGTGGTGACAAGAACTTCACAGAGCAACAGCAACAGAAGTCTGCTGATGCCCAGAAGGCTGCCGGAGATCCAACATGGATGGATGCCTATCCTGAGACCATGCGAGACAAGCTGAAGGATTATGGCTCGTCTGAGGCCTTTGAACAGGCTTTTAATGACGGATCCTTAAGCCCGAAGTATAAGTCTGAAGATTATAAAGCACTTGCAACAGGTGAAGGGTCTGACCCGAGTCAGACAAACAATGCAGGGATGGAAAGCTTCAAAGAGTTTTGCGTAGAGGAAAGCATTAAGCCTGACTCTGCACAGAAGCTGATTAAGTTTCAGCAGGAACTATTAACCCATGCTGAAAAAACGTATATCGAAGAGGGCACGAAGGAGCTTAAAGCTAGATGGTCACATAACTTCCAGCCGAACTTACAGGTGGGATTGAAGGCCTTAACACTTTTGGACAGAAAGATGGGCGGTAGGTTCGCCCCTGCAATATCCAGAGATGGGAAGATCAACGATCCTGTTGTACTTGAGGCAGCCTATGAATTAGGTATGATGATAGGGGAAGCAAACCTCGGAGCTGGAGGCCCAAGCGGAGCCGAACTAAACAAAACAGTTACTGCCGAAGACTCCTATGACGAGATATTCAAGACGTAGGCAATAGGCAGTAGCAAAATCATAAGGAGAAAGACTGTGTCACTATATAACTTGAAAGAAATATCAAATAAGTATGCGAAGAAACAGCCTCAGATGGTCGATGACCTTACTGAGATGACCCCGATCCTCGAACGCCTGAAATGGCAGGCAGCATCTCATGGGATGTGGAATCAGGCCGAGAAGGTCAATGACATTGACGGTGCAGCATGGGTCAATGCCGATGCTCCACTCCCGACCATGAACGTCAGCTCTGATCTGGAAAAAGTGGACTTGCAGGTACTCGGTGGTGAGATGGAACAGGCTGAAGATACTATCGACCAGTTCGGTGGGCCGTCTTCGTATTTCGCAAGCAAAGAACCCCTCATCCTGAAACAGGCTGGGATGACAACTGAATTAAAACTGTACTATGATAACTGGATCGCCAAGGCATACGATGACGGTAACTACGTCTTGGCTGGCGGTAGCGGGGATGATCAATATTCCATCGTAGCACTGCGGATAGAAGAGGGCGTTAATGTTGGGCTGTTTGATCCTACTGGATTTAAGCAGGGAAGTCTTCTGGTAAAGGCTGGTATCAACGGTGGAAACCGCTACCATCTCAGAAGCCAAGAGGGCGTTGTCGGTTACGGTGTGACTATGAAGGGTCGCTTCGGCTGGCAGAATCTGTCAACCAGAAACGTAGCCTGTATCCTGAACATCGACTCAGGTAGTTTGCCGACCATTGCTGAGATTGACGACATGCTGCATCAGGTCAGAGCGACAGACAGAGACACAATAATCATGTGTCATCCGAAGTGTGCAACAATGTCTTTCGGCCCATTTAAGACCACTGCGTTACAGATGAACGTGAGAGACACAGAGTACAACAGGACTATCTCCACATGGAACAACATACCAATCATAACGTCCTATAACATTCTTGATGGGACAGAAACAACATCCTCTTAACAGGTGGGTAACAGGGATGTAGTAAAGTAATTAAATAAGATAACTTTTTAAAGGAGTAATACCATGTATGACGAGAAACTATTATTTGAGTCTCAGTTATTAAACGCTTCAGACACCCCTGTCTCCCTTGCAGATGGCTCGATAGACCTGACTGCTCTTGATGGCTTGAGGGCTGCTGGAGCAGAAGGCAAGCTCAAGATAACCCTGAGAGCAAACGGAACAGGCGTTCTTGACAAAGACACAACCGTAACCCTGACAGAGATGAGCCTCGCTACTGCTGCTGCTGCTGGAACCTTCGTAGCAAGTATCCCCTCAAACGCAAGGGTTATTATTGCCTCCGCTGCGGATCTGGTCTTCAAAGACAAAGAGGAAGTCATGTCCATGCTGGTCTCTAAGGAAGCAAGCAAGTTTATAAGACCGACTCTGGCCTGCGGCGGTACTTTCGGTGATACCGTTCTGGATGTTGACATTTTCCTTGAGTACATCCCGAGCTAGACTGAAACTGTTGGGGTCACCTTCGGGTGGCCCTGACTTTAACTGTAACTAATCACAGGAGGAAAGACAATGCCAGACGAGAAAAAGGAAGACGAGAAAAAGGCAGAAAAGGTTGCAAAGTCAAAAGTCAAACACTTCAAGGTGGTGCAGTTGACCACTTACCGTCAACGACTCGTATATCCAGCAGGGCAGAAACCTGCATTTATGGTGAGCGTGACTCCCGATAAAGAAGGCAAGACTATCTTTGATGGTCATAAGTGCTGGAAAGAATGTGAGGCTCCACCCAAGAGGAAGTAAGTCTGTAAACCATAATACATAATCTGGAGCCATCTCTCGGGGTGGCCCCAGACTTATTAAGAGGGCACTATGGGTTCATTACTTATCATTTCGAACAAGGCGTTGAGAAAGCTCGGTGTCACAGAGATTGCATCTCTTTCTCAGCAGGGACAGGCTGCTGCCAGATGCAATGCTGCCGTAGAGGACGTAGTGAAAGAAGTCCTTTGTGAGCACCCATGGCGACACGCAACGATCTGGGAAACGCTTCCCCAGCTTTCAGTAGCACCACCATTCGGATATAAATACGGATATCAAGCCCCAATAGAAAGCCTTCGGGTTTTTGATGTTCGGGGTGTTGACGACTTAAGAGCACCTAATGTTGATTTTGAAGAAGTCAGAGGTAAGAAGATCTACACCGATGTCTCTACCTGTTATTCCAGATACGTTATATGGGATGAAAACGATCTGGCGAAGGCATACCCAGACTTCCTAAACACCTGTGCGTTTAAGCTTGCCTATGAGGTTGCCACTCCCCTGTCGAAGAGTTCGAAGATGGACAAGATGTTGCAGGGCTATGTGTATGAGCTTGAGAACGCAATGTTAAATGACGCATCAGCAAGCAGGGAAAGAGGGCAGGACGAGAACAGAACGTCCTCGCTACTAAGAGCGTTTGGTATGCCGAACAGTGACCTTGAAGAGGAGGGAACCTCGTGACAATAGCATCAGTTTCCTTTAATGGCGGTGAAGTCTCCGACCTGATGGATGGCAGGCCCGACCTCCAACGAGTGAAGTCTGGGTGTAAGCTCTTGAGAAACACCGTCTGTCTGGGGCAAGGCCCAGCGACACGAAGGGCTGGTCTTTTCTTTATCAATGCGTCTGTAGAGACCAACGTGAACAACGCAGTAAAGCTTATTCCTTTTAACTTCTCTACTGTTGAGTCGAGAGTGCTGGAGTTCTTCGATTGGCGATTCCGAATCATCAAGGACGATGAATATGTTAAATTAAGCTACACTCCCTCTGCTTGGGCAACGCCAGTAGACTATGCTAGGGGTGATGTGGTTAGGGAGGCAACCAGAGATTTTTACTGTATGTTTGGACACGACTCAACCGATGCAACCAAGAGACCGATATCGGGAGGACAGTGGGAGCTTTACTGGAACGAGCTTGAGCAAGTTGGCTCCGATACTATTTTTGAGGCATTCTCACCCTACTCTGATGACTTCCTTGCTTCGCTCTGGTACAAGCAGTCAAAGGACATTATCTATCTCGCAAACCCGAACGTAAAGCCAGTAAAGATCTCAAGGCGTGCTGATGACGACTGGATATTTGAATATGTCGATTTTATTCCTGACACAGAAGTGCCGACCGGGCTGGGCGTAACGTCTACTGTCGGGTCTCCAACACCGAACAAAAGAAACTACCGTTACCTGATAACGGCAATCGATGCTGATGACGGAGCAGAAAGCCTTGTTACAGAAGAGGTAAGCATCTCGACATCGATTCTAAATTCAATAGATGGAAATTACAATACTCTATGGTGGTGGGAGAATGTAGTTGAGCCGCTTGAGTATCGTATCTACAGATATGAGATAGGAATTTACGGGTACATAGGGAGCACCTCTCACGCTCCGCAACTGTTTCTCAACGAACCCCCCTCCAATGAGGTCGTAGCCCTTGTGGCTGGGACAGTCTATATTCTTATGATGGAAGGAACTGGGAGAGTAACTACCACGCTGGATGGCGGTTATGCAGAAGAAGGGATTCCTCTCTTTTGGACTACCGCAGGGGGAAACGAAACCTTTACTATCTCGGCAGGGACTTGCACCAGATGGCAGCTAACCGCTGCACTGCTCTTTGATGATGACAACATCGCAGCAGACATTGAAGACTCACCGCCCGAGCATATTGAGCCGTTTGTTGGTGCAGGGAACTTCCCGAGCATAGTGTTTTTCTGGAGCCAGAGGCTCGGCTGGGCATCTACCAACAACGAACCTTTCACGCACTGGCTGTCCCCGAAAGGGCTATTTGAAAGCTTGGCAGCGTCTGTACCTCCGCAGCCTGACGATGCGATAACAGCTACGTTAGCAGTGGAACAGGCGAATAAGGTTCAGTGGGTTGAGGGCGACAGGGTTTTAATCTCAGGAACAACAGAGAACGAGTGGGCACTGGGCAAAGCGGATGAACCTCTAGTTCCAGCTACCGCAGACTTTTACAGACAGGAGAACGTGGGCAGCGAACCGATCCCACCTCTTCTAATCGGAAGCACGATACTTTTTGTGCAGCGAGGGGGAAGCGTGATCCAAGAGATCTCGTATGCCTTTACCAATGACAGGTACAAGGCAAAGGACATCTCTATTATTGCCAGCCACCTTCTGGACGGAAAGAGCGTTATAAGCTGGTGCTACCAGAAGAGACCCTATTCGATTGTTTGGATGATTCTAAGTGACAACACCTTGGTGGCGATGACCTACATGCCAAACCACGATGTTATCGGCTGGCACAGGCACGATACGAAAAACGGTGTGCTTTTTGACATTTGCTGCTCAAACGGTGACGCAGAGGACATTGTTACGATTTCACTCCAGAGGTGGGTAGCTTTCGGAATGAGGCGTTACAACGAAAGACTCCATTCCTTCTTCGTCAGAGACTCTGATCCAGCGAACGCTTTCTTTGTGGATTCTGGAGTAAAGTATAACTGCTATGACCAGACCGCAGGGAACAATCTTACCCTTTCTGACCTTACCGGATCAATAACAGCAACGGCGGTCAATGACTACTTTACAGCTAAGGACGTAGGACAGTCCCTTGTAGCTAGGGATTCAATAGGGACGTTTAAGGGATCGATGACTATTGTAAGCGTGACAGCGAAAGTGGCTACAGGAGAAGTGTCGTGGCCTTTCTCCGGCCTTACTTATTCGGGCAGTTTATGGGGCGTGAGGGGTGTTGAGATTACAGACATTGCATATCATCTGCGTGGGGAAACAGTGAAGATCTGGGCAGACGGAGCGGAACAGGCCGAGAGGGTTGTCGAGGCATCAGGGACGGTAATCCTTGATGTGCCAGCAGAGCAGGTGACGATCGGGCTGCAAATGATCTCAGATATTATCCCGACAAGACCAGAGCTTTCCGCACAGCAGGGGAACACGACTCTCACAAAGAAATATAAGATCAGCACGGCGAAGCTTCGTCTCTACAAATCAATGGGAGTTAAGGTAGGCAAGAACGAAGACCAGCTTTCAGAGATAATTTCACACGATGCCTACGATCCCCGCCTTCCTCAACTGGTCTCGGGGGACAGGGACGTTTCGGCTGATACTGGCTGGGACGATGACGAATGGGAATTTTTAATCAGGGCAGATGGCCCAGCACCAATGACTATTTCTGCCATCGTCTATGATGTAGAAGTAGCGGAGGAAATATAATGGCCCCTTTTTTAATACCTCTTTTTATAGCTTTGGTTTCTGCGATGGGTACTTTTCAGCAGTTGGAAGCCAAGCGTAGACAACAGGAACATCAGGCTGACGTAATGAGAGCAAACGCTCTGGCAAAAGAGCAACAGGCCGAGATTGTCAGGGCGAAGGGAGAGTTGCAGCGGAGAGCGGTTGACAGGGAAAAGATAGATGCCAAGCGGAAATATAGAGCACAGGCTGGTATGAACATCGCCATGTTAAACAATGTAGACTTCTCTAGCGGATCTCCGCTTGCTATGATGGAAGGTAACTTAAACAGGTTCGCAGATGACATGGGCGAATTCGAATATAAAAAAGATCTGGTCTCTTGGGAGACTGGTCGAGCGTCCGATGTGAAAGAATGGGAAGCTGATGTGATGGGCAGTCAAGCCTCGTTTCTTGACCGTACCGCTGGAAGCCTTGGGAAGTCTCTTCTGATGTCTGGGCTACAGGGGACTGCATCGTACTTCGGGGCAAAGAGTATGATCGGTGGAGGAGGAGCAGCAGCAGCAGCAACAGCAGCACCAGCAGCACCAGCAAGCACAGGCGGGGGATATTCTGCTGCAACATTTTCGAGACAAATAAGATAAACAAAAATAAGGAGAGCAACATGAGAAAGGCAATATTAGTTATTTTGGCAATGGCGATACTTCTGGTGAGCAATGCCGTATTTTCTGCGGAAGACCTGACCGAGGTGATGAACAAGAATCTCAGGTCAAACCCGCCCGAGTTTATGTATGTGTATTCTGGAGAAAGCGTTGCAGCTTCTGACAATGAGACGTTTTATGTCCCCCTTGTCTACAGCAACGGATATGTCTCCTTCATGCGTGTGGCGGTTGGAGCATCAACTGAAGCGGATGTCTTTGTGAGCGGCTTCGACAACGCTACAGCTGACGACCCCTATACCTTCGTTTCCGGCATTAACATTAGCGGCAGCTATACATGGCCCATTGAAGAGCCGTTGCCTTACTTTAATACGGAGGCAGAGGTAGCAAACAGGTTGACCCTGACGCTGGTGAATGATGATGCTTCCAACGCTACAGGGGAATGGTATGTAATCATAATTGTGGAGGGTAAATAAGTGAAGCGATCACTTACACTCGGCATGCTTTGCCTGTTCCTAATGGGGGCAGGGGGAATCTCCTTAGTACCTTCTGGCTCTAAGACAAAGACAACAACAATACGCAGAGCCGTTGTTAGGGCAGAGAAGATACAAGCCGTTGTTAGGGCAGAGAAGATAAGATTACGAGAAGAAGCAAAAATAAAAATACCTTCCGTTGACGAGGAAGTAACTCCAACAATAATACTAGAAAGGGTAAGGTAACATGAAAAAAATATTACTTTTAGCTCTATTTTTATTCTCAACATTGTACTCTCAGGCATGGGCGGCAGGGGGTATATCCATAATACCTTCGAGCCGTGGTAACTATATTACTATTGTCAATGATGCAAATGGGAATACTATTGATTTAAGCGAACCTAATCAGGTCACGTTTATTGGTGACAATGAAACAGACTTTAGCGTTGACTACGATTTAGACGGTAATGTGGCAGACGGCCCTGACCTTTTTTTTTTTTGTTTGCCTGCAATTGGAATCAAAGACATTTGGGTGACTGGTTCTGGCGTGGCTAGAAAGCAAACAGTTTTTTCAAGTGGTTCTGTGGGGATTCTTGAAACACACCATGTTGTTATTGTAAATTCAACAGGTTATTCACCAACGTTGTTGCCTGACCCTGAAGACGTTGCGATTGGACAAGAATTTATTATTAAAGATAATGGCGTATCTGGTGGTATGGTTCTGACTGCCTCTGGCGGGGGAACTGTTGGCGGGGCGGCAACATATGCTCCACAGCCCGGGGAAGCCGTGACGGTTCAAAGTGATGGCACAAACTATTTAATAACAGCAAGGGACAGACCTCCGAAAGCTAAAACATTAACATCAAGCGGAGCCATTAACATAGCATTTAAAATATGGATTCTTGACTCAAGCAGTGGTCAGGTGACAGGAACCCTTCCCCCCGGGTTTGTTGCTAACGATTCTATATATGTGAAAGCTATTGGCGGGAATGCTCTAATAGATACTAACAGCCACACCATTGACGGTACGGCATCAGCCAC